TTTTCTACACTATCTAAAATACCTGCTAAAGAAAAAATACATATACACCAAACTAAAACTAAAGGCCTTACATTTTTACTAAGCCAAGAATCTGACATACTATCTGCTTTCCATCTTTCGCTTATTTCTTCTATCTCTTTATTTTGCTGTTCGTAAATAAGCTGTTGTAGCTTGATTTTATCCTCTTGTGATACATCTGCCTTAGTAATCTCTGATAGTGCCTCTTGAGGGCTTGTAACACCCTGTAGCACATTAGCTAGGGTAGGATTAATAACACTTGCAGCTCCTAATAAAAGTTTCCCTACTGTAGTTTGTTTGAAAGGTTTTTTACTCATTACTTATCTTTAAAGGCTTTATAACACATTGCTATAGCTTGTTCTTTAGTATGGTATTGAGATAACTCAGGTACACATCTTATCATAAAATCTTTCTGATCTTCTCCAGGTTTTGGTTTTGGTATTGGCATCTTAATATATTTTTATATGTAACACTAAAAAAAGAAAATAAATATTAATTTCTAAAAAATCATCTTGATCATCTTTAGGATGTACTGTTGCTCCTAATAAAAAACAATAACCATCTAAAGATCTATCTATAATTGCTACTTCGTATCTCACATCTTATAGTAAGTTGCTTGGCTACCTTTATACTTTGCTACTAAAACATTGTTTCTATTAGCCTTTTTACTTACATAAGATAAATGAATCCATCTTGGAGATCCATCTTCACTATCAGGAGATTTTCCAAATTCCCAAATGAGCTGATCCACATCTAAATTATCTTTAATCCAAAAGAATAATTCTCTATTAGATTTCTCTCCTAAAGTTGTTAAATCTATAGCTTGGCCTTTAGTATGCTGAGATGTCTTAGAAGAGTTTGGAATTGCCTCACAAAGCTCTTGAGATCTGTACATACTATTAACTCTAATAGGATGATCACACCACTCTCTTAAAGGCTCAAAACACTTCTCAGCTACCAATCTCATATTTTTTAAGTGTGCTTCTGTAGGCACATTCTTAATTTTGAGTTTTTTAGCAGTCTGAGAAAATGTCGCTTCTTTATAGCTTATATTCTCACTTACTTTCTTCGTCTTTGATTTCTTCGTAGCTTCCATCTTTTAAATCTATGTTTACTTTACCATATTTTTTTTCCAAAGTTTTTTTTGAATCTTCTTGTTCTTTAACAACTTGACCATATAAATGATTAAGAGAATGTTTTTGAGTTTCTAATAATCCTAAGTCGTGCAGTATTGCACCTTTTTTTTGTTCTTGTTCTTGGATTGTCTTTAACTCATCTTTTGAAATTTTACTCATTTTTTTAAATTTAATTAATAATTACAAATATACTATTTCTTTTTAAGTTCTTCAATTTCAGCTTTTAATTCTTGTATTGACTTAACTAATAAAGGAACGATTTTTGAGTAATCTACTGACTGCATTTTTTTACCATCTTTTTCTCCTGCTACTGCTTGAGGTAAAACTTCATCAAGTTCGTGAGCAAGAACACCATAGCCTCTACTATCATCTACCTTCCATTTATAGTCATAAACTGATATTTTAGAAACTTTATCAAGTCCATCAAAATCTTTTAAATCTTCTTTTAATCTATAATCTGAAGATGTATTAAAAGCAGTTGCAGAGCCATTTGTTGTTATAGAGCCAACTGTACTATTAGGATTTGCAAACTCTTGATGGTATTCTGTACCTGTGCCTGAACTACTTGATTTTAAATCTACAGTATTAGGATTACTTTCAAATTGTTTCCCTTTGCTTCCTGTACTATAAGTGGTTGTTCCAATAACGATATGTCCAGACCCATCTATAACCATCCTTGTTGTTGCTGTTGTATTATTTGCTGCTGCTGTTCCAAAGACAATTTTTGAGCCACCATTTATACCCTGTAAACCTATATGGGCGTGAGATTTATTTGAATCTACAAAACTCCCTGTATTTGGATTTCTTTGTGTATTGAATTGTAAATTAGTACCATCAAAATCTAAGAAACCTGCATTACTTGAACCTTGACCAATAACTATTTCTCCAGTTGGTAAGAATTTCATTTTCTCTGTTACAGAGCCATTAGTCATAGTATTAACTGTGAAAATACCATCTTCTGTACCTCCTGTATAGTCAGATATATATTGAATAAGTGAAGCATAAGTAGTTGTATTATCTCCATCATCTTTTGCTTGGAATTTAATACCAGACCTGTTTGATTCGGCTGCTGTTGAAGGTAAATGTTGAATTGCTATATACGCTCCTGTATCTCCTGCTCTATTTCCAGTAAACCAAGCAACCTCTGTATCTGTTGTATCTGTAACTGAAAGTATTGGAGAATTACCATCTCCTGAACCTGTTATAACTGTTTCACCATTTTGTTTTACTTTTACAATAGCATTACCTGTTGTAGCAGCAGCAGTATCTAAACTTGCACCTGCAACTCTACCTATTTGCCACTCATCAGCATTATTATAACGAGTACCCATATACCAAGTAGAATCTTTGCCCTCATTGAACATAAACACCCCTTGCCCTCTTGCTTCTGGACTATCTGATGTATCACTACTAATTACTATTGCTCCTTGCGTATAACTTGTACCACTACCATAAAAATAAGCAGATAAACTTCCACCATTATTGATAGACATTGCACCACCATTTGTAGTAAGTATTCCGCCTGCTGTAATATTATTATTAAATGTTGCTGCACCTGCATTTGACATATCTAAAGTCAAAGCAGTTACAGAACTTCCATTATCAAGCCCACTAAAAATAATATCTTTGTCATCTATCGGTTGGTTTATGTAAAAATTATCTGATGATTTGAAGAATTTACCAAATAAAGTACCACTACCTTTTAAATGAATTTCTGATGAACCTGAATCTAAAATAACTTCTCCTGCTGCATCTACTACAAACTCATCTGAGGATTGTATAGTAAAATCTCCTGTTCCATTATTTATAAATCCATTTGCCCCATTGTGATACATTTGTAAATCGTTATCATCACCAAGTTGTAATTGTGCTGAATCTGAATCTAAATGTACGCTTCCACTAAATGTTGTTGCTAATGTTGAAAAATTAGTTGTTATAACTGAAGTTCCACTACTCGCTTTAAAAGATAAAGTATTTGTTCCTGTTTCAAGATAATTATTTCCTGTTCCACTACCATTATAATCAAATGTTATTCTTGATAATAAAGTAATATTACTATTGAAAGTTGCAGCACCAGCTTCAGACATATCTAAGGTTAGAGCAGTAATTGTAGAACCACCATCGTTTCCTTTGAATATTATGTCTTTATCTTGTATTGATGCAAATATTGCTAAGTCATCACTATCATCTTTAAATTTACCATATTCAACTCCATCAACTTTTAACCTTATATCATTTCCACCTGCATCTAATATTAAATCATTGTCTGCATCTAATACTAAATCATCAACTGTTGCTATTGTTAAAAGACCTGCTCCTGTTTCTGTTAAGGTTGCAGCATTTGAGCCATCTCCTGTAATAGATAATGCTCCTGTTAAAGTTGCTCCTGCCGAAGTAGTTTCAAACTTTTTAGAGTTATCGTAATAAAGGTTTACAGCACCATCCTCATTGGCATCAATAGAGCTTTCTCCATTAGCACCTTGTAGCCTTATAGCACTACTTCCCCTTATAAATAAAAGACCTGTTCCTGTATCTGTGATGTAACTATCGTTGCCATCGTGATAGATTTGTAGGTCTGGAGTTGTTACATTACCAAATGTTAATTTTACATTATCTCCAAAAGTAGCCTCTTTAGCAAATCTTGTTTTTACTACACCACCATCTAACCAGAAATATGAAGTAGCACTTCCACCAGAACCAGTACTATCGGCATTAAAACTCATATCTCCTGCAGCTTTATGATTTCTAAATAGCATATCATTTCCATTATGATATATGTCAGAATCATTTGAATCTCCGAATTGTAACTTTATATCATCCATAAATCTCGCATCAACTGGAAATTCTGTGTAGTTAGATAAACCATCACATTTTATATAAGTAGTTGGAGAACCTGAGCCATTATCTGTTTGAAGATATATATTTTTGTCAGTACCATTGTTTTTAATATATAAATGTCCTGAAGTAGTAGCTGATTTCGTTATATAAGCATTATCTCCTGTAACTCCAATTTCTAATTCCCAAGCAGAATTTGTACCTCCATAAGTAGCATATTTAGTATCTGCTAAATGTGTTCTTCCTGCAAATGTTGCATTTTGAGAAGAATCTATATTTAAGGCATCTGTACCACCTGTTCTTATTTTAAAAGTATTTGCACTTGGAAAACCAAATTTTGTATCTGCATCTCCATCGTGTAATATATAATCAGCAATATTTAATGTATCAGCACCTGTAAATGTAGCATTAACAGCAGTTAAACCATCAATTATTAAACTTGCTGCTTGATATCCTGTACCTGATATATTTACAGTAGTCGTTGGCTCGGCTGTAACTCCTTTAAATAATCTATATACTTCTGTTCCACTTGAAGCATCCATAAATAATCCTGTATATCTTTGAGTACCATCATTATATCTGCCATAAAAACCAATATCAACTGTATTAGCAGCATTGTCTTTTGCCATTGATATCAAAGGATCTTCTACATTAAAATGGTCTGTATTTACTGTTGTTGTTGTTCCATTAACTGTTAAATCGCCACTAATTGTAACATCTTGTGCGAATGAAGCATTACCACTTGAATCTATGCCTAATCTTTCATTACCACCATTAAGAACTTTAAATGTAGTAGTATCTACTTTTAAATGCCCCCATCTTACTGATGACTGCCCAATATTAAGTGTGTCAGCATTATCAGCATCTGATTGTATATAAGAATTACTCCTACTTAAAGTCAAACCAGTTTCAGAAAGAGTTGCTGTATCAGAACCACTTGCAACGACACTTCCTGTAACACTAATTCCTGTACTTGTAGTTTCAAATTTCTTTGAATTATCGTGGTATAAATCTACACCACCATTACCTCCAAATTTAGCAGCCATTTCGCCACCTTGTACTTTTATATCAACATCATCAGCACCCTGTAAAACAAGGTCATCCCCTGTGCTTGTAATCCATAAATCTCCAGTTGAATTTTCAATAAAAGATTCTGTGCCATCGTGATAGATTTCTAAGTCCTGTGAATCTCCTAATCTGATTTTTTCATTATCGCCCATATCCAAACCATCAGCAACTGCAACTCCTGTAATTGTAACACCTGTAGCTGTTGTTTCAAGTTTAAGTGAATTATCGTAAAATAATTTTATTGCTCCATTTGGATATGCTAAAAGAGAATCTTCATTAGAATTTCCTAACAACGCAATAGCAGTACCATTAGTTTTTATTCTTAAATCTCCTGTTCCTGTATCTTCAATATAAGAGTGTGAACCATCGTGATAGATTTGTAAATCCTGAGATGCACCGAATTTAAGTTTACCTCCATCCCCATCAACAGCCATCAATATATCTTTATAGGTTAATATTGATTCAATTCCTCCATCTAATTGTAAATATGTAGTGCTTCCTCCACTTCCATCATCCAAGAAAAAAGTTATATCGCTATTGTCAGCTTCCTGTATAATATTAAAATGCCCTGTATTGTTTTCTATTTTACTATTTGAGCCATCGTGTTTTAAGCTAAAATCCCCTGCATCTCCCATAGTAATAGAATCATTATCTCCTAAAACTAAACCATCTGCTGTTACTGTTCCTGTTACTACAGCACCTGAACTTCCTACCTCTAGCTTTTGACTACCATTATCATATAGTCTAACTCCTCCTACTTCATCAGCTTGAATCAAATCTGAACCATCACTACCCTGTAATCTTAATGACTGAGATTTAATTCTTAATTCCCCTGTTCCTGTGTCTGCTATATATGAGTTTGAGGCATCGTGATAGATTTCTAAATCTGGAGTTGCATAATTACCAAAAACTGCTTTTACATTATCATCAAAATGTATATTTTTATTTACCAATATTGTTGTATGACTACCATCTAACTTAAAATAAGTTTCATAACCTCCTGAGCCATTATCTGATTGAAATATTATATCTTTATCATCAGCTTTATTAATAAAATACATATCCCCTGTTGTGTTACTATAATAAGCATCACTACCATCATTATAAATCTCCAAATCATTGTCTGTTCCAAATCTTGCCTTAGCACTATCTGAAAAATCTACATTAGAGCTAAATGTAGCTCCTGTAAATACTGAGCCACCTGTTGCTGTTAGTCCTCCTGTAACTGTAGCTCCATCTGAAGTTGTTTCAAATTTCTTGCTGTCATTAAAGTAGATTTCTGATTTTCCTCCTGCATAAAACGCAGCTAAGGTTCTTGCTGAATTATCTTTTAAAATTATATTTGAGTTGCCTATTAAGTTTCCTCCAAAAGTAGTTGTACCTGCTATTACTATATTTGTTGGTAATCCTATTTGAAGCTGTTGGCTACCTGCTGAAGTTTCTATTTCGTTTGCTGTTCCTACTACTGCAAAAGTTTGGCTATCTAAATCTACTGATCCTGTTCCTGAATCTCCACTAAAATCTAAGTCCTCTAAAGTTATTCTGGAGGCTACATAATCAACTACTGCTGCACTTGTTGGAATTGTAGTATCATTATCATTTGAGGCAATTCCATCGGCCTCATCTACAAATTTAGTAATAGAGATATTCTCTCCTGTATCCTTAAGTGTACCCCATTCTAAAATATTAGTTACTTTAAGATCTCCTGCATTGTTTATATGAATACCTGATCCATTACCCAATCCATCAGATAATTCTCTTAGAGAGGCTGAAATAACTGCTGAGTCAATCGTTTTAATTAAACCGACATAAGAGTTACTAATTTTTGTGTTAAATAAACTTGCCATTTTTTTGCTTTATGTTTTTATTTTTTTTTTCATTTAAAAAAGTTTTTAACTTCTCTATATTATTCTTTTTAGGTTTATATCTCATAATACCCATCCATTAAAGGTAGATTCATTTGTAGGAGATATTTGGTCATTTGTATTATTGGTAAATTCAGGATAACTACTTTGATTAAAATCCATATAAGATTGAAATCTCCTTTGATACCATTCAGCGTTTGTTCTCGCTTTCTCTACTAAATAATCTACTTCATTTTTTGATACTGTTTCAGCAGTATCAGATGAGTGTTTAAATATCCCTCCTCCCCTTATTTGGTATGCAATAAATGGAATTATATTTACTTGACTAAACCAGATTAGCATTGGAGCTATATAATCATTTAATAATGTTTTATATTTAGCATTATCATTAAGATCTATATCTCCTGAAGTAATTAAACTACTTATCTTGTTATATAACGAAGTACCTATTATGTTTTGTATGTCTATCTGCTGAGATAATTTTATAAATTGAATATACTTATCTACATCAATATTTCCATCCATTATGGAGTTTCTTAATACATCTTCTGGTTTTATAAATAATGCTACTGCCATCTTATTTCTTCTTTTTTGGTTTCCATCCAGGATAATGCCCTTCATTAGGCATCCTTACAGGAGGCTTAATTGCTAATTTAGATCCTGGAGTTTTTCTATCATATCTTTTAGGAATAGTTCTAGTTGCTTTATAATCTTCTAAATTATTTGATTCTTCAGTATTTGCTCTTAATCTATATAATTTTCTTTTCCAAATATGCCTACAATAAACCCCTCCCTTAAATTTAAATAAATCAAAGGCTTTACCTTTATGGCCTAATTGCTTATTAACTCCATCTTCTGAGGCTCTATCAATATCCTCAATAGTCCATACTATACCTTTTTTTGAGAGATTCATCATATTAACACAAAACTCTCTAGATTTATTACCATCTTTCATTTTTTTAGTAGATCCTACTGCATAACTATATCTAATTTTATAAACTCCATTAGGAGAATCTAAAACACTATAAACATTTCCATTCTTTCTAGAATAAATTTCATCCTTTAATCCTAATAAATTTCTCACTTTTGAAAGAGTGCTTTTTTTCTCTGTAATTAAATAATTAGCCCAATCTTCATTATCTACATCATCATCATTATCAATCTCATCTACAAAAACATAATCATCACTCATCTCCTCTCCTGATTCTGCTAAAATTCCTAATACTCTTTTTGCCTCTTCATCACTCATCTCTCTATCATCTTTACTTAGATCTTCTTGCTTAATTCCTGTTTCTTCTTCTATTGTTTCATCATCTTGTATTTCTTCATCTATTTCAGTAAATTCTAGAGGTTGTAAAGTAATAAAATAAAGGTTTAAGGTTATATTATTATAAGCTAATAACTTATCAAAGTGTTCTATTAATAATTCCTGGAAGGGCCTTATAATTGTATTATCAAAAAGTAAACTAGCAGTTTTAATCTCATCTGCATTGTTACCTAGTCCTGTACTATCTTTAATTCCTAATAACATAGGAGAAACTACTCTATGAGCTAACATAATCTTCTTTGTGCTTTCCTCACTAAGGAATTGATACTGCTGATGAGCATCTGATAATTGTACAGGAGTTATTTCTGCTTGGGCCTCTCTATTATCATTAAAGGCTAAAATAAACTTCCCAGCATTACTAGATCCACTAAATTTCTGAGCAATTTTATGCTCTAATAATCTTCTCTCTTCTTCATTAGGAATACCATTATTGAAATTAATTAACATTGAAGGGCTTAGACCTTGTTGAATATTATTGATATGGTAATTTGAGATCTCTTCTTCTAGTAAACAATATTGAATACCACCTTGATAATCTACAGGAGTATAATAATAAAAACCTGCTGAGTAAGGTTGGATATACATAATCTCTATTGATTCTTTACTTTTACCAAAAGCTGGAATCCTTCTTGGTTTATCTAAAGGTTTAATTTCTGCCCAATCTTTAAAATAATAATAAGCTGGAACTTCTCCATCATCATTTGCTTTTTCAGCTCTTAATGTTTCTATAGGCAAATGTTCTAATTGAGCAATACTTTTTCTATCCTTAGAATAGATAACCTGTATGGCACATTGGCCCATTAATTTTAGATCATAAGATAATTTTCTAACTGTATTAGGTTTCAAAAGAGTAATCATTTGTGCATACTCTTCAGGCTTTTTATTTGCATCAGTAGCATTTAAACCTTTACCATAAATTTGTTGTGAGATTCCATTTATTGCAGCCGAATTTGTTGGAGATCCATTATATCTTTCTATCAGATATTGAAAATAATTATTATCATCTCCATACTCTACCCAATCTTTATTAACTACTTCTTTAATTTGAGGAGCAGTATAACTACTTAAATTAACAAAACTAACTTCTGATTTAGAATGTTTTGTGTATTGTCCTAAACTGTTTCTTAATCTTTTTTTCATATTACAATATACTCATTATTGTAAGAATCATTTGTTTTGTACTGATCCTTATTAATATTATAATGATCATTATCATTTAATTGATCTATATCTTGATCTGTTACAAAAATTCTGTCTTTATAAATTCTTTCTTTTTGATTGGAATCTGTTTGCCATACTTCATCATATAGTTCCCAATAACTCAAATTCATATTCCAATAATTAAAATCAGCATATAAATCTAAATCATAAAATCTGTTTTCTTTAAAAATAGATGCACTTAAAGAATCAACATAACTATTAGTGAATACCATAAAATCTCCACTTGTAGTAACTGTATCTTCAAAATAATCATAGTTCTTATTTAACCAATTATCCCTTACATCAATAGTAAATGATCCAAGAAAATCTCTTGGTATTACGCTTAAAGTTTGAGATGCTGAGGTAGTAATTACAATCATTGCTTATATAACGAATTAATTAAATTAATTTGTAAAATAAAAAAGCACCCTATAAAGAGTGCTTTCTTAAATTAAACTAAAATTAGATATATTTTAATTTGGAGTTATTTGAGTTGCTGAGATAGCAGATGTAATAACACCTGAATCTATAAATGCTGGAGCTTTTTCTTCTTGGCCCTCTAATGTTAGAGTGAATCCATAAAGATCCCCTGATGCTGCTCCTGTTACTATTGTTCCTCCTGTTACTTCACATCCATTCTCTAAACCACAAAGGAATTGATTTCCTAAGTAATCTTCTACTACAATATGAGGCCTAGCAACTATAATTAATTGTAATTCTTGCTGAGTAGCATTATCTAAAAATGGTAAAGTAAGATTCAAAGTTTGAGCGTAGAATGTCGTTCCATTCTCTCTAGAACTATTTACTGTTGTTTCTAAACTAGAATTACCCTTTACATCAAATTCAAACCAGGCTTCAGATCCTGCAATAGCAGATATAGTACCATCAGCATCTACAGTAACAGCTCCTAAAGTGCCATAATCTGCGAAATAAACTTTTTTTATTCCTCCAAATCCTGTTTTACAAGGTAATTTTCTTCCTGTTGTTAATACACAAGCCATATTATTATTTTTTTAAAAGTTAAACAAAAAGGGTAGGGTATTAAATCTACCCCTTCTTATTATATTATACTGTTGGATCGTATAAAACAACTTCAGTTCCATATCCATACTGAACTCCTGAAGTAAATCTCATTATTACTCTAACATTTTGCGATCCATCTAAATCAGCCATTGATAAAGTTTTACAAAGATTATGCTCGTTCATAAGGCCAGTTCCAAAAAATAGATTAGATTTTTGAGCTAATACCATTTGATTATCAGTTAATCCAGGAGCTAAGAATATATTTACTCCATCAAAAGATAAATCTTGCCCTGAATACCACATTTGGCCTTGATCATTAAGACCATTTGCACCAACTCCGATTGAATAACCTCCTAAAGCTCTTACATAAGCCTTAGCTACATTTTGAGAAACATAAAGGTTTAGATCTGGTTTAGAATAAACTGCTGATGCACACGCATCTACCACTTTACCCATTTCAGCTACAACATTAGCGTGAGTAACAGTTGTACCTGTAATATCAGAAACATCTGTATCTGCTTTGAATAGAGTTACTAATCCATCAAATTCTCCTGCTGTTGCATTAGCACCATTCCAAATTGTC